GAGAAGAGGCAGGTATTAATTATAACATTGAGACTAACGATGCTAATGAACTCGATGAAGAAGAAACTTTTGAAAGTATTGCAGAGTTTGAAAAAGCGTTTGATGAAATTAGAAATAGTGAACAAATTAAAAATGTAAGTGTTGAAAAAATAGACTCTGGAGTTGTTCCTAGAAGTTTATTAGAGCAAGTGAAAGAGAAAGGTCCAGAGATAAAAAGTTTATTAGGTAGGCAGGAGTAATAAAAATGGATTTATTTACAACTTTTAGAAGTTTGTTATCAAGAAGAAAAGGAAGTAGTAATGCTGAACTTATTATTGATACTATAAGAGATATTTATGAACAAAGACAAGAGACTCTCCAAAGTCGAACTGAAGATAAATTAGAGCAGTTAGCTACTAATAGAACTATAGAAAAAGCAGCTAACCAAAAAAGATTTGAAAACAGTTTAGACAACAGAGTGCTTTATCAAGATTATTTAATTAGACCAAGAGAAACTATAGAAAATTACGCTGTACAATTATATAATGAAGACCCTAACATAGAGGGAACGTATGACAATAAATTTAAATTAGTAGGTAATTCTAAGACACTACATGAATCTCTTTGGCAAGAAAAATTAAAAGACTCTGAAAGATTTATAACGTCTTTAAAAGATAACCCTTTAGCTAACAAACCTACCTTTGAAGAATACGACCAAGTTTTTCTTGATTCTTACAACGCTAAAGTTAATGAAGTAGCTAATGACCCTAGAATGGCTAGTGTTGCTGCTAACCTTGCAAGTAGAATATTTCCTAAAGGATTTGACGATAGAGTTGCTAAACTAAGAAACGAAGCACAAGAAGCAGAAGCAAGAGTTAAAGCTAGAAAAGACCAAGTACAAACGGTTACTACTAGAGCTATTACAGAGCCTGTATTAAGTAAAGAAGAAGCTAAAGACTACGTTAACAAAAACTTTTCATCAACTGTAGATATTGAAACTATTGGAAAAATGAACGACATTATTGATGCAGGAGATGATAGAAAAGGATATACAGTAGATGAAATAGTAGGTATTGGATTATTTTCTAATACTTTACAAAGTGAATTTATTTCAAAAGCAAGAGAAGAACTTGGATTACAAAGAGGTAAATTTATTATTATGAGAGAACAACTAGGTAAAACAACATCAGGAGTTGAATTTGAAGCAGCTCTCAATGAACATTTAAAAACCAATTTTTTTAAGATAGATGATGATATTCCTAAAGAAATCAAAAAGACTGAAGATACTGTAAACTATTTACAAAAGCTAAAAAAAGACCCTATAAAAAATGCAACCCTGATAGAAGTTATTGAAAAACAATTAAGAATAGCAAATTCTGGTAATGCTCTTAAAGAAAAAATAATGTTTAATGTTTCAAATACAATCGTTGCACAACTAGTAAGTCCAGAGTTTCAAATAAAATTAGAAAGATACCTAGAAGAAAACCCAAATGCAACAGAAAATACTTATTATAATGATATAATAAAACAAGCTCTTAATACTGTAGCACCTTTATTAAGAACACTATTTGAAGTAGAGTTAGGACAAAACTAATGTTAGATTTTATAACTTATAAAAATCTTTATAAACTTCTTTCACAAGAACAAAAAGACGAAATCCAAAGAACTTATGTAGGTACTGCTGATAACATAGTTAGAAGTGGTATAGAATTATATAGAACTTTAGATGAGCCTTCGTTAGATGAAAGACAAAAAACTGAAAAGTTTTTAAAAGACATCTATACTAAAGTGGTAGGAGAAGAAGACGTTGTAACGACTACTAGAGGTGATAGAGAGATAACAGCTATAGCAGAACCAAAAAGTGCAATTAATCAGATTCAAAGAGATATGACTGGTCTTGTCGGTTCTTATATTTTAACAGATGTAATTGGAAAAAAAATAACTAAACCTATTAAAAAAATAAAACAGGTATCTGAAACTGTAAAAAATCTATCAAAATCTTTTCCAAGAACAACAGCAATAGGTGGTAGTGTAATAAAAGGTGTAGCAAAAGGTGAAGTTGCTGCACAAATTTCACTAGACCCATACGAAGAAAATTTAGCAAGTTTTATTGGAAGCATGATTGATGACTCCAATGAAGGTCTTTTTGGAGATTTTGAAGAATACTTTTTAGACCCATTAAAACCCAACCAAAACAAAACTGAAATTGAAGCTAGACTAGGATTATTAGCTGATGGTTTAGCTGCTGCTGGTGTACTTGCTGGTGGATTTAAAGCAGGACAAACAATTATATCTAATAGAAAAAACTTAATTAATGCTTTTAGGCAAGTAAAAGAAAAAGGAGTTGAAAGTTCTAATTATTTTCTTAACCTAATTAAAAGAAACAAATCTATTAGAGAATCTGATAAACAAAGAAGTGTAAAATTTAGACAAAGACAAATTGCCCAAGGTAAGTCTTACGACATGGGTGATATTAGAGGGCTAGATGAAAACTTCTTAGGACTAAAAAAGTTTTCTCAAAGCAGATTTATTAGCTATTTAGCGAATAAGTTATCTCAAGTTTTTTCTTCAAGAGGCGGTAGAACTAAACACATTTTTGAAGAAGAATTAAAGATGAAAAATATACAAGCTAAATGGGATAAAACTATTGAGCACACAATGTTAAATCTCAATAAAGCTTTAGAAACAATTCAAAAGGCAACTGGTTCTACTAGAGATGAACTTGTAGATGATTTAAACACTCTGTTATTTTCAGATTTTAGAGTTCCCGGAATAATAACAAGTAAAGGTGTAAAAGAGCCAGTTACTCAAAGAGCACAGTTCTTAAAACTACTAGAAAAATTTCCAGAAGAAGCAAGACAACCCATCATAGCTGCTAGAGATTTACAAGATAAAGCTAGTAAATTATTACTAGATTCTAATTACATTAGTAAAGCCGACAAAAAAATAATTCAAGACCAACTGGGATTTTATGTTAGAAGAACATATAAAGCTTTTGAAGACCCTAGTTATACTCCATCAATTAAAGTAATAAACGAAGTAAGAGAATTTATTCGTCAAGATATTTTATCTAAAAAACCTAGGATAAAACCATCTAGATTAGAGAATGAAGTTGAATTACAAATGGATAGATTATTTGACGGTAAAGGTAAATATGCAAAATTAGCTAGAAGTGCTTCTGAATTTAAACAAAACAATAAAAATTTATTGAAAGAAAAAATAAATGTCCCTGAACCTATTAGAAAATTTTTCGGAGAAATAACAGACCCTGTTGAAAAATTAGCTTTATCTATAGGTAAAATTACTAAACTTTCAAGTAGTATGGATTTTTATAATAAAATTTATAGAGACGGTCAAGGAATATACATACACAATAGACCTAAAGCTGGTTTTGATGTGCAAATACCTAAGTCAGACACAGGTACAATATCTATCTTTGGAGACTTATCAGGCAAATATACTAGTAAAGAATTAGCTAACTATTTTCAAAATTATAGTAGTTTTATAAATTTAATAGATAATAACAAATTCTTTGGTACAGTATATACATCGTTAGCTTATACAAAAGGGTTTGCTCAAAGAGCAAAAACAGTCTGGAATCAAGGAACTCATTTCTTAAATATTTTTGGACAGAATCATATGTCTCTAAGTCAAGGTATAAATATTCTTGACCCTAAAATAACAGTTGCAACTGCTAAAAGACTTTACAAAGAGTTTGTAAACAGAAGTGATTTAGAAAATCAAGCCTACATACAGAGAATGGCAGAATTAGGTATATTAAATAAAGGACCAATAGCCAGAGATATTAAAGCTTTATATCAAGACGTATCAAATGCTTCAGTTTGGAATCCTTTTAGATATATAACTGACCCTATAGCTAGAAATAAATACATGCAAAAAATTAGTAAAGGTGTTGAAAAAGTTACTGATTTATATATAGCCGAGGATGATTTTTCAAAAATAGTAATGTTTGAATCAGAGTTACAAAATTTAAAAAGATTTAATAATGCTCTATCTGATAATTATAATGGTTTTTATAAATTTGCAGATGAAGCAGCTATGGAAGTAGAGGCAGCCAGACTAGTTCGTAATGGGTTACCTAACTACGATATCATACCTGAGTTTTTCTTAGGAATGAGAAGAGTTCCTTTAGTTGGTCAGTTCTTTTCATTTTTAGCTGAGTCTACTAGGATAGGATTTTTAACTCCTTTTCAGGCTATGAAAGAAATAAGAGTAGGTAATAAATTAATTAAAGAGGGAGAAAAAGAAGCAGGTACGATAATGCTTCAAAGAGGAATGAGAAGAGGAGCAGCTTTTAGTGCTTTTGGTGCAGGAGGAACAACAGTAACGAAATCAATTAATCAGTACCTAACAGGAACAGATGAGCAACAGATAAATGACTTTAAAAGATTTGCACCTGATTTTTATAAATTATCGGACATGATGATTTCTTATAGTGATGATGGAGTTCCTTTATTACATGATTTATCTCGTTATAATTCATTTGATTATCCTCAAAAAATGGTAGAGTTTGTAATCAAAAGTATAGCTAATAATATTTCAGAAGACATGACTGATGAAGAGCTCAAGCCATTACTATTTGAATATGCTTCAGAAATGTTAACTCCATTTTTCGGAGAAGCTATTGTCTCAAGTACACTAACTGATTATTTCATAAGAGGAGGTAAAGAAAAAGATGGTAGATTAATGACTAATCCTTACTCTAAATCCTCTAGATTTAATGAAGACATTGATAGTTATATCGGTAAAATGTTAGATGGAGATAATTTGTCAATATTAGCTACTAATTTAGTAAATGATTTAGAGCCGGGAGCTGTAGCATCTGTTAGAAGATATATAGAAAATTATGGAGAAGATGAAACTAAATTTGACCAGAACATATACGAAGGAAAAGAGCTACTTAAACTAATTACTGGTTACGGTGTCATGCCGATGAATGAAGAATATTTATCTAAAACATATGACTATAAAATAAATCAGTTTGCAAGAAAAAGAAATAATAGAATTAGTTCTATAAAAAGGTCTATGGAAATGGACACACCTGAAAAAATAATAGCAATGTTTGATAAACAACAGGCATTATATTACGAACATTACAAAGATTTTTATAACCTAACTAAAGCTGGTGAAAGAATAGGTATAGACACTCAAAAAGTTTTAAAAGAAAATGGTTCTTTAAACGAAAATACTAGGGAATTGTTATTTATATCTTCTAAATTCAATCCGATAGGATACGAGACCGATGACCTCGTAGCAAAACTTATAATAAATGAAAGTTTAGATAACTCTTTATACAAAAATAAAAATTTAGATATATCCGATATAATAGATATAAAACAAAAGTTAGAAAGAAAAATTTCTAGATTAATTCAATTCCCTATACTAGACTATGATAGTGAAAAAACTATAGATGAAATACTAGAAGACCAAGAAGATGAAAGAATGCAAAGAACTAGAGGCGGTTTAGTTGAGGGAACTTTAGATGTACCGTTTACACGAGAAGACCCTGCTGATAGAATAGACCCTTTTACAGGTGAGCCTTATTCAGAACAAATGACTAGATTAGGTTTTACCATAGATAGAGAATAATGTATAAATACTTTACAGAAGACGAATTAAAGTGCAGTCACACAGGTGAGTGCAAAATGGATAAAGACTTTATGAAGGTCTTAGATGAGATTAGAGAAGAGTGTGGTTTTGCATTTGTTATTACAAGTGCTTATCGTTCTCCTAAACATCCGATAGAAGCTAATAAGTCTCGACCCGGAGCACATGCTTCTGGTAAAGCTGTAGACATACTTGTACACATGGAACAAGCTTACAAAGTTGTTGAAGTAGCCCTACGTTTTGGTATTAAAAGAATAGGTGTTTCTCAGAAGGGCGATGTCGGTGCTAGATTTATTCACTTAGACATGGATGAGACAAGAGCTGCTCCTCGTATCTGGAGTTACTAATGCTAGTTCTATATAGGGAATCAGACCTCGATAAAGCTTACAGAATCGACTGTAAGGCTAGGGCTAAGGGTAATGAGCCTTGGATGAAAAGAGAGGAGTTCAGGAGCGTTTATGAGGCTTTATTAGATATGCACTTCACAAAAGCTATAGCTAAGAATTACGAACACAAAGCAGATGAGTTGGCTATGCATATAATAGATATAGTTAACGACACTTTAGAAAAAAGTTTAGATTTTACACCGGAGGACACAGATGGCTGACCCAATAACTAACTCTGTAGTGGGAATAGCAGGTAAAGTACTTGGTAAATTCGTTGCAGATAAAAACTTAAAAATGAAACTTGAGCATGAACTCAAGACACAATTACAAACTGCCAACCTTGCACAAATAGAAGTTAATAAATTAGAAGCACAACATAAATCTATTTTTGTAAGTGGGTGGAGACCGAGTGTGGGATGGTGCTGCTCGTTGGCTATGATGTATCACTTTATAATCGCACCAATGATTCAGTTTGGTATTAATATTGCAGGTATGCAAGTAGAGCTACCTGAGTTTGATTTTTCACAACTCTCTACAATTCTTATGGCGATGCTCGGAATGGCAGGGCTTAGGACATATGAGAAGCAACAAAAAGTTACTAAGGGTAACTAGTGGAGAGACCTAAGACTATACAAGATATAGTTGACCAATCCCTGAGTATCTGGGAAGAATCAGAAGAAGATGAATGAAATTATTACATTAATAAATGATGTTGGCTTTCCTATTGCTATGACATTAGGATTGGGCTTTTTCGTATGGAAGCTACTAAATAAAATTATTAATGGAATGGAGCAGAAGATAGATGTTGTTGATGACAAAATCAATGAGAGTCTAACTGCTGTTGAAAAAAGACTGGATGCTAAACTGGATTCGCAGATGAACATTCTTGTTTCTCTCATAGACCGAGTACGTTCAGTTGATAACGAAATCATACGACAGGAAGTTTTTCTTAAAACTGCACTAGGAGCACCTCAACTTATTGAAAAAGATAAGATAGCTAAAGCACAGCAAAAAGATAAACGTAAAGATTAACAATTCCCTAAAGGAGAAAAAACATGGGATACGATACAGAAGAAGTCTGTATCTTATGCTTTAGTGTTTGGTTTTTAGCAGCATTCTTCTATGTTGCTTGGGCTGTTTAAACACTCAATCATTTAGTACATCTAACTCAATTTGAAGTAAATTATGTAGGTTGGAAAGTTTATTTTTTCCAAGCCTAAGGACAGTTTTAATTATTTGATTTTCAGACTCGTCTTTAAATAATTTATCAACTTCATCCTCAGGCACTATTTTATACTCCGTAATAAGTTTGTGGTCTTGTGTTAAGACCACTTTAAAACTTACTAAGTTAGCTTCTTTGGGCTGAGACATTCTCTTCCTCCAGATTTGCAAAGGTTACTTTATCTTGTCTTCCTCTCAAACCTGCTTTCATGTAAGCTGTAGCTCTTCCCTCAAAGAAATTTTGGTGTTCTACTCCCATGACTTCATCTAACCAACCAAGAGGATTCTCTTTCTGGTCATAGTTAGTTTTAAGTCCTAGCTGTAGTAATCGTCTATCTGCTATGTATCTATTGTAAGCATACATATCTTTTTTAGTTAATCCTTGTAAGTCTCCCATTTCAAACACTAAGTCAAGAAACTTATCTTCAAGCTCAACCATCTGTCTGCATATGTCGTATATCTCTTTCTTAAATTTATCAGTCCAAATATCTAAGTTTTCTTGGATAAACTCTCTAAATAATTTAGTCATAGCTTCAACATGCATTGACTCATCTCTTATAGAATAGGTTACAATCTGACCCATACCTTTCATCTTTCCGAACCTTGGAAAGTTTAACAAGATTGCAAAGCTGCTGAACAACTGAAGACCTTCTGTAAAAGCAGAGTATACTGCTAATGTTTTAGCTATACTTTCTTTATCTCTTCTAGTTGTTTTTATATTACTAATGTAGTCATGTTTATCTGACATCTCTTCGTATTCCGCAAATGCTTTATACTCTAAATCAGGCATACCTACCGTATCCAACAATAAACTATAAGCATGTTGATGGATAGATTCCATGTTAGCAAAAGAACCCATCATCATTCTTGCCTCTGGCTTCTTAAATATTCTCATATATCTATCTACATAGCCAGAACCTACATCTACATCAGACTGTGTAAACAGCCTAAATATTTGTGTTAATAAGTTCTTTTCATTATCTGATAACTCTTGCCAATCTTTGACATCTGTATGTAGTGGTACAGACTCTGGCATCCAATGCATCTGATTCTGTAATACATAATAATCAAACATCCAAGGGTTATCAAATGGTTTGTAATAATCTCTTGTTCCTAATAAACTCATCCTATATTCTCCCAACATTCTTGAATGCATAAATGATTATCTGGATAATTTGTATAGTCTAAATTAGAATAGACGCTACTAACATACAATCCAAACGCTACAAATAAAGCTACAAATATTAAAATGTAATTAAATGGGTTTTTCATAGTTTCTCCTAATAGTTTTGTTTTAATGTTCTTAATTTATCTTCAGCACTAGCTAATTGTTCTACTAATGTGTCTGCTGATTCAACAATATTTGGATGCTCTGCAACACCTACTTTATTGTCTAAATAGTTTTCTAAATTAGCTTTTGCTTCCATTATTTCAGCTTCATATCTAGCTTTTAATGCTTCATAAAGCTTAGTTCTAGAATATATACTCATAATTATCCCTCGCAGCTAATACATTCAACTTCGTCTAGTTTTATTCTAGGCACTTTAATGTTTACATTCTCTGCTGCTCTCGCTGCATCTGACCTAAAATAATATAAAGACTTTAATCTATTCATGCCATACCAATGTACATCATTTACGTATTGCATATAATCATCGTGAATATCTTGTTCTTCAGTAGCTTTTGGCAACGTAAAGAAAAGATTAACACTTTGACTTTGGCAAACAAACTCTTGCCTTTTGTAAGCATGTTCTATAATCCAAATCTGATTTATCTCATTAGCAGTTTTAAATAACTCTTTTTCTTTTTCATCTAATATTTCTAGATGTTGAACAGAGCCATTGTTAGCTGAGATATCTTTCCAAAATTTTTCAAGTTCTTCTCCTTTCAAACCTTTTGAACGAAGAACCTTGTCAAGGTATTTATTCTTGACTTGATAACTACCTGATAAAGTTTTATGAGTATAAGTGTTAGCTCTAAAAGGTTCTATTGACGGAGACGTTCCACCACATATGATACTACTACTAGCATTAGGAGCAATAGCAAGAAGATGAGCATTCCGCATACCAGAATTAGCGACATCAGGAGCTTCGCCACGTAACTCAGCAAGTCTCTTAGACGCTCTAATAGAATAATCTTTGATGTGTTTAAATGCTCTATAGTTGAAGCTAGTAGCGAATAAACCCTCGAAAGGTATTCCTTTGTTCTGTAGGTAAGAATGGAAACCCATCGCTCCAAGACCAATAGACCTTTCACGATAGGCTGAATAAGTTGCTTTTGTAAAACCCTCTTTGCCTTCCCTAACATAGTTTTTAAACCTTTTATAATTAGCATTATACTCTCCTAATTGAGATGTGTCAACTGCATTGTCAATAAAATGTTGTAAAATATTGTCAAGCATAGTGATTAAATCAGAAATAAACATTTCATCTTTTGACCACTTGTCAAAGTGTTCTAAATTAACACTAGATAAACAACATACTGCAGTTCTCTCTTCGTTAGTAGGAAGAGTAATCTCAGAGCACAAGTTACTTTGTTTTATTTCTAATCCTAAATCTTTCTGTTCTTTAGGCAAAGCCTCATTACAAGTGTCAATGTTTACCATATATGGCTCACCTGTTTCTGCACGTGCATAGATTATTTGCCACCACAAGTCTCTGGCTTTAACTATTTTAACAGCCTCTCCTGTTTTAGGGTCTACTAATCTCCAGTCTGCATCTTCTTGTACAGCTTGTAAAAATTCGTTAGTTATATTTATACCGTTGTGTAGGTTTAAACACTTTCTGTTTATATCTCCACCAGACTCTTTTCTCATGTTAATAAATTCTTCTATTTCAGGATGAGAGATATCCATATAAGCTGCATAACTACCACGTCTAGTTACACCTTGATTAAAGGCTAACATTTGAGAATCAACAACATGAATAAAAGGTATGCTTCCTGTAGAGCGACTACCGTTAGAGGTAGAGATACCATTACTTCTTATATCTCCCCAGTATCCTCCGATACCACCGCCTGAACTTGCCAACCATATGTTTTCATCATAGTGGGATGACAAACCATCTCTACTATCAGGAACATAATTTAAAAAGCAACTGATAGGAAGACCACGACTTGTACCACCATTGCTAAGTATAGGAGTGCTAAACATAAACCAAAGGTCAGAGCTATAGTTGTAAAGTCTTTGTGCTAATTCAAAGTCTGTCTCGCCTTTAAAAGTAGCTCCAAAAACTGCAGCTCTAGCAAAAGCTTCTTGAGCATGAGTCTCCTCATCCCAGAAGTATCTATCCTTTAATGTGTCTAAACTAAATTTATCTAGCTTCTTTTCTTTATCGTAATCTATTACTATCCCTAGATAAGGTTTAGTTCCTACTTTATCTTCAACCATCTTTTAATTCTCCGTGTAACATTGTAGAGTTGTATATTTCTGAGCCATCTTCCATTATTAATTTTAAATATGGTCTAATTCCAGACTTAAATTTACCATAGTCTGTATGTTCTATCTTAACTACTTTCTTTTTGTCTATGTACATTCCGACTTCTACTGTTTGGAATCCTGTTGTTTTAACGCTCATTATCTACCTCCTGTTCTAAATATATATTAATAATTGCGTAGTGAATAATTTTTTGTAAGTCTTTTATATTCTTACCGTCTTTCTTTCCGTATCTCATAGCGTACTTCATAATGTTGCCAATACAAAAGCCCTCACCATGACCGGAATCAATAATCATATCTGTTGCCTGATACTTACCATTTCCATAATGTTGATTATAAGTTAAATCAATATAGTCTTTAATATCTTTTAATATTTTATCTTCATTGAATTTATATTTAATCATTTATATTTTCCAAAGTAGCATCAGGATTTTGTTTTATTTTTTTATAAAACCATCTATAAGAGTAAGCACTCAACATAAATTTATTATTTAAGTAAACGTGTGTTTGCTCAGGTAAAAACTTATGTAAATTTTTTTCATTAATTTTTTTAGAGTCTTCTCCCTCTGGAGTCATACTTCTAATCCAATCAATTAATAAATGTTTAGCTTTTTTTCTAAGTTTCTTTGCTTTTTTCTGATTCATAATTTTTAACAAGTTTCCAATAATTTAAAATACTATTAAACATATTGATGTGTTTCTCATGCGACTCTTTATCCCATACATAACAAGATATTATGTCAGGATTTTTTCTGTCTACAAAAATAGAAACTCTTTCTGGATTATTATAATTACATCCTTGTGCATACGCTGATAGTTGCATACCATGTTCATCATAAACTAATTTAGCAGGTTCTTTACCCTCTAAGTTATCTTTAGTTTTAAAATCAACAAATATTCCTGACTTAGAATACAAATCAATCTTACCACCATAACCTAAATCAGCACAGAAAGAATCTTCTGCAATCCAATTTTCATCTGGAAATGTTTCGTCTAAATAATTTTTTATCTTCTTGTATATTTTATTTTTAGATTTACCTAAGAATCCTTTTTCTATCTTAGCGTGTATTTCAGTTCCTTTCTTAGCTGCATTCTTACCAATCTCTTTTGAGTGTTCTTTACACCTGTGCATAAACTCTTGATTAGATTCCAACTCTTCCTGTTCTAAAGTTAAAGCAGAGTTTATAGCTTGTTCTATCTTCCAATTTTCTAAAGCTGGTTTAGCAACCATTCCTAGTATTGTAGTTACTGATGGAACTAGTCCTAAGTTTTTAGCGTCTCTTAATGTAGTGTTTCTTTCTTTACCATTAGCACCGATAATAGTATACATAGGTTCTCCTTCCTGAGTATACCAATGACCAGACTCTGATTTAAATTTACTGTATTCGTCATTTACATTTTTTATCATATTCTTTAAACGCTTTAATTACATCTTTTGAAAATAACTTTTGCAAGTTTACTAAGTACATTTTACTTGCTTTGTTATCGCCACCTGAAACTGTTTTAAAATAATCAAGATTATCTACTATAGTTCTTAGAACATCTGTTTTAAAAACCAAAGTACAATATTCTTCATCGCCAATACAAAGATTATGAAACCAATAGTCAGACTCTGTTGCTTTTATTCCTGATGGTTTATTCCAACACTCATACTCAATAGCGATGTTACCTGTCTTCATCCACATATCACGCTCTGACTTAACTTCTACTTTTTTGTTGGTAAGCATATCTTTAATTTTATCTTCACGAATCTCTCCGTACTTTAAATCTATGTCAAACTTTTTTCTATTTTCTTTAGTGGGTTTCACTCCAGTCTCCTCCTATCTTGTACTCCCCATCTAGAGGGCATCGAAGATTTAATAATTCTCCTGCTTCTATTATAGCATCCACAGCACATTGTCCAACATACTCTGCTTGTGATTCCTTAACTTCTACTTGCCACTCATCATGGATATTAGCAACAAAGTTATAATCAATACTGTTTAAACGTAGCTTACTATCTAACAAAACTAAAGCCTGTTTCATTACAATAGCTCCTGCTCCTTGAAGTAAGGTATTCAGGGCAGCGTGTGCATTTCTAATATATAACTTCCTTCCATCTAAACCTTTGAGGTAACCCTTAGACGATGCTCTTCTAACCCTGTCTCCAAGAGATTTAAATGTAGGCTTATTATCGAAGAAATGTTGTCTAGCTCTTTTACCATCTCTTGTATTTCCTCCAACCACTTTTCCAAGCTTTTCATCTCCTGCTCCGTACATGAGTGCATAGATGAATGTCTTTGCCTGATTTCTAGATTCAAGTCCTGCAGATTTTTGATTAGCTGTGTGTATGTCTCCATTGATAATTTCATCTCGAAACTCCTCGTCATTCATGTAATGAGCTAACATCCTTATCTCTAAGCCACTAGCATCAATACCTACTAAATTATATCCCTCTTCTGCAACCCAACAAGCCCGACACTCTTTTCCATACTCAGAGTTTACACTAGGCACTTGAGCCATATTAGGATTCCTATGAGTCATTCTTCCTGTTATAGCTCCATTAGGTATAACAAAACCATGTACTCTTCCATCTTCTTGTACTGCCTCACACCACGATTCAATCTGAGCTATTCTTTTTTGTAATAGTAAAAAGTCAGCTATTAACTTTGCTTCGTGGATATGAGTTATCTCAGATAAAGTTTTCTCGTCAACTATAGGTTGACCTGTCGGAGTAAATCTTTCTGGCTTCCAACCAAAGTCAACTAAGTATTCTCCTATTTGTTTTCTACTACCAAGATTAAACTCTTGTAAAGTTTTTCTCATAAAAGGTTCAAAGTTAGAAGTGTTTAAACACCTTTCATATTCTTCATCAGATAAACCTCTTTTTGATAGAGTCCCATCTTTTTTAATGTATGGTGTAGCTAATTTATCATCAACCCACTTTGGTTTAAAAGTTGTATGAACTTCATCTTCTATCTCTTGTTTCTTTTCTCTAAGCTCTGCTAAAAGTAGCTCTGCTTTTCTTTCATCAAACTTAAATCCTGCAATCTCTTGTTTCTTCATTATGTCAGCTATTGCTGTTTCTAACTGTAAAGATTGTTTAGAGAATCCTTTTGATTCTTTTTGCAACTTTTTAAACACTAAAGTATTTAGCTGTACATCTCTGACACAATAGTTCAACATTTCAGATGAGTAATTAAGATAATCTTCAAACTCTATCTTGTTGAATCCTAACTTAAAACCCCAAGTCTCTAAGCTATGTCCTCCTTCTCTAGTAGGATTAAACAGTCTTGACATAACCAAAGTATCTAAAATTTTCTTGTCAGATAGTTTTATATCTGCAAATTTTTCTACCATTGGTATATCAAAACCAATTATATTGTGCCCAATCAAAGTGTCAGCCGACATAAGTAAGTCATAACCATCCTGTAGTTTTTTAGGCGGAAACTTAAATATTTCGTTTGTCTCTAAATCTTGGGCAACAATACACCAAATCTTAGTTGCTTTTAAATCATCTGTTTCTATGTCAAAAACTAAATCCATAATTAAAATGCTTTGTCATCATAATCAACTTCAATGTCTGAATCAGACAGTTCACTAAGTCTACCTGTTTCAGTATCGTAAAGCAAGTGAGAAGCCATACCAACGTCTCCTGTGTATCTTGATTTTAAGATACGTACTCTCGTTGTTCTTGACTCATCAAAGTCATCAGACTGTTGATTTCTTTCTAGAGCTATCACACAATCTGATAGTTGAGCTATACTGTTTGAGCCACGTAAATGAGATAGACTTACCTCTATACCATTTTCATGACCTTTATTACCATCAACTCTTCTTAGATGAGATACTAAAATAATACCTGCTCCTGTCTCCTCTACAATACTTCTGAGCCTAGTCATGATATTATCAATAGCTCTTCTTTCATCTCCTTCAGATACCGCACTAACTAACATATGTAAGTGGTCTACCACTATCCATTTGCAGTCACATCCGACAATCATAAATCTTAATTTACTAAAGATATCATCAATGTCATTAGTACCAAAGTGAGAATGAATCCATACTCTATTTTTATTTTCGCCATCATAAAGAATATTAAACATCTTATCTAATTCTTCTCTACTAAACTTTTCTCTCTCTTGGTCGATATATAGTCTAGCATTAGCCTCAATGGAAAGTATGCCATCTATAGTTCTTCTCCAATCCTCCTCAAGAGCTATCACTCCAACATTATCTGTTGTATTTTTAATCAAGTGATGTTCAAGTTCTCTAGTAACTGAAGACTTGCCTAGCCCTGTACCACCTGTTAAAGTAACTAACTCTCCTTGTCGCAAACCATAAAGCTTCTTGTTTAAACCCTCCCAAGGATAAGGAATACTATCTTTCTTTTCTCTGTCATGAAACTTTTCTCTTTGCTCAGATACATTTATAACTCCTGATGGAGTGTAAACTTTAGCAGTCCAGAAAGCCTCAACAAATTCTTTATGCTTATTGTTTCTAAGCATATCGTTAGGGTCTTTCCAACCATTAGGCAAAGTAAGAATCATAGCCTTGCCCGGTTTAAACAGTCTAGCAACTTTTGTTGCAGCCTCTTTTCCTGCCTTGTCATTATCAAAAGCAATGACCACATTTTCAAAGTTGTCAAAGTATTCAAGACTTTCTTTTATATCTTTGACTGCACCTGCTGCTCCACGCTTGATTGAAACAACTGCCCATTTACTACCTAACAATTCATAGGCTGACATAGCATCACATTCGCCTTCGGTAATCGTTACATACTTACCACTATTAAATAGTTGTTGACCAAACAAGCCTGTTTCATTGTAGCTACCTGATAAGAAAAAGTTTTTATCTTTTACAACTCTAGTCTTTGTAGCTGAAAGCTCATGACCATTATAGTACGGATATAAATGTTTAATTACTTTGCCCTGTAAATCATGGACAACTTTTACTCCATACTTTTCTGCTGTTGCTTTTGAAATGTGTCTGTCAGACAACGCTGAAAACAAACCGCCATCTAAAGATTCAGTCTGTTTAAACGTATTGGTATTTTGTTTTTGCATATTACTTCCTTCATTATTTTGTTTGTTGTACTTCGGCATAAATTCTCCACAACTGAAACATTTTGCCGAGCCATCTTTGTTAACCCCTACTGCATCACTGCTACCACATAAGGGACATGGTTGGTGAACTTTGTCCCAACTGCTATCCATAAGCCCTCCTGTTATGTTATTTTTTGACGGTCTTTGTTTTAGACTCTTCTACTTGCTCAGACTCAACAACCTCTTCTACTTTCGCTTCAGGGCTGTCCTCTAACAATTTCTCTAAGTTAGCTCTGTGAGTAGCTGAGGCAAAACTTAGTGCTTCAGTTACAGTGTCTAAATTACCTACCTTAGAAATTATAACTCTAGCCTCTCCTTGCTTTGCCTCTTCTTTAATCTTATTTATATCGTAGACTACTTCACCATCTTCTTTCTTTACTGTAATAATCATAATTAAAACTCCTCATTTTCAGAATCAGACTCAGAATATTCTACCAGATTTTCAACCTTAACTGCTACTAATTCAGCAAAACTTCCGTAATCATTTTTATACGGTTTTATCTTGACAGTAACTTCAGAACCATTACCTACTAATGAATCTAAACTATTACCATCAGAATCTAAAAGTTTAGGAGCTTCATTCAAAGTACCATCATTTCTTTCTGCTCTTCTGCTAAAAGTAAATGCAGGTTCTTCGTACTTAGATTCTCCTGTTCTAGTCCTAACTTGAGATAAGCCAATGCCTTCTAATTTAGTGGCAGTCTCATCATCAGTTAAAACAGTAAGTCCATACTTATGTGGTTTAAACCTAGTATTAGGTGTGGTTATGTTAGCCCACATAGCTTTTCCTTTTACATATTCATACATAATATTATACTCCTTAAAATAAATCTATTATAGCATATAGGGTTTTTAGGCACAAGACCCTAAACTTGTTCAATACCTGAGTATCGAATGATACGATAAAGGAAGTGTAAATATGAGGGCTACGCATCATGCCATTGGGGAAACATCAAAGATGTCACTTAAATTTGCTATGTCATTTTCAAACAGAGTTATAAAAAAGTTATCTTCTGTTCTACTAATTTCATAACAAACTTTATTCTCATAAAGTTCCTTATAGTTATCATTCACAAAGTTGGTAAACTTTTGATATTGTTTTTCGTCTACCAATCTTGTTTCAGAGCTATTAATCATTTGCATACTATACTCCTACTATTTCTCAATGTCAACCTCCTTATGCCACCAATTAGGCATTGCTCTACCTTTCTCCCACTTAGCGTAATGCTTTTCGTTGATACAGTAATCTCTGTACGCTTTGATAGGGTCATCATCTTTGTATTTATCTGGCATAGCTTGTGCGAGTGGTGTCATACCAATACGCTTGATATTGTCAGGCTGTTTAAACAATGCCCTTGCTAACTTGTCAACTGATTTGTGAGTCTTACCGTATCTAAAAGTATACTCTCTACCTAAAGCTAAGAAGTGTTTGTATAGCCAAAAGTAATTAGCACTTGACTCTCTTGCCCAAACTGTACAAGGGTGATTCCAATATGCTCTTTTATAAAGTCCTGCCTCGTCTGCATACTTATCGCCATCTAATTCTCTGTGTGCAGTACACAACATCTGTGCAGTTTCTAATGGCATTTTAACCAACATCTTATCTGGCTGTGCGTGTGCTGATAAAATTGGACAGTCATAAAAATAAAATATATTCATCTGCCTTGCCCTCGATATGCTTTGTAACTCTTCCTTTTGTTTTTATTCATGTGCTTAGTAGATATCTTAACTCGTCTACCTCTGCCACCTCTGCCCTGAGATGTGCTTTTCTTAACATGATTAATTAGTTTTACTTCCTTCCTAACTGCCATATTTAATCCCTCGTTCTATGGTCTCTACGATACTGTACATACTCTTTAACAAGACTTGTAAAGTTATCTTCGTACCATTCTTTATAAGGCTTCTGCTCATCCTTCCACCTTAAACACTCATCACAATACTCTACATACTTTCTACCTATAAAAAAAGTTATAGCTCTGTACTTTTTAGATTTCTTAATTTTTAAATTTCTTATATCCATAAATAAAATAAAATATTAAATAATTATTATTAATCATAATTTTATAACAAGATTTTATCATAAATTTTTGACATTGTCAAGCCCAAAAAAAATGAGCAGTTTTATATCATGCTCAGGATATCATTTAATATGGAGATTTAAATGAAAAATATTTAAGCAGTTTAACATCATGCTTAGGATGTCATAACTCAAAACGGAAAAAATTATGAAACTGTTTAAACGCTCTAACTATATTTATAATTATCTTTATTATATTCTAGTCCAAGTACATTTACTAACTGCCATTTTATATTCTGTAAATTTCTAGCGTCACTTAAAAACATATCTTGACACTCAAACAAAGTATCTAAAGCTGTATCAAGATTGTTTACTGAATCAACTAGAGCTTGATACTGTTCGTTAGAAAACTCTATTGACACTTTTGTTTTTAATTTTTTTACTGTTACATCTTTTTTCATTTTACTTCTCCATCATAATGCATTGATATTATCTCTGCTATCTTTTCATAAGTACAGTCTATGATTTCATTATCTTTGAATCCTCTATCCTCATCATAGTCCCCACTCATTAAATCGTTATGTACATCTTCGACCAATCTATCTGTAGTTTTGTCTGATAACTTTGATGCTATCTCATTTGCTACTGATAAGTTCTCATGTATCTTATCTTGCCAAGTCTGCATTTTCTTCCTCCATAAGTTGTTGTTCTTCTAAACATTCTCTGTCATATTCTAAATCATAATAGTCAAATTCTTCAAAGCATTCATCTTCATAAGTTACTTTGTCTGACCATTTCCAATCTGTATCCCATAAGGATATTCCATCTGTCTTTGAGTTGTCAACTATGACTGTATCATCTTTTAAAGTTATGATTAAGTCAGTCCACTTACCTACTTGAATTTGTTTAATATCATCTACATTAAACTTATAACTCTCTGCAATATTTTCTATATCCCAATGTAAATAGGTATTATATTTTGCACGCACTGTTTTTACTTTACTGTAAGACATTTTATATTTCCTCCAAGTCTTCATTTTCAATGTACTCTGAGATATAAGATACATCTACCTTTCTGCCTACTGTAAATAATTTAATACTTCCATCTTCGCTTCGAAGTGGATTACCCTCTTTATCCTCTTTACAAAACTGTACATCCCATAATTTAGGTACATATTTTTTACCCATTCTATTCCTCTCTAATTATTTTAAAAGTTTTTAGTTGTTGTATTTCATCCCACTTTTTTAAAGGTATTCTTTTCCAATGCGGAGCATGAGCTTCTTTAATCTTTACCCACTTATAACCAACTGTACCGACCTTAAACATTCTATGTCCTGCGGGTACATTCCGTAACTCGTAAGCATTGTAGAAACTAATCAACATCTTTTATTTCCTTTGGTAAATCTTCCCATCTATAAAACTTTTTAGTTTCAGCATCCCAAAACAAACCCTTATAAATAGGTTCATCATCAATAGGAATACTACCTACCGTCACTCTAGGTTTATAATCTTTTGTCATATGTTCTCCATGATAATTAATTGTGGTGGCTAGTACCCCGAATCTAATCTAGGCTTTACCTAGCCACCTATCAAATATAAGCAATCAGCTTCGTATGCAGTTAGAATATAGCTTTTTATTCGCTTACATACTTATGCCTCATCCTACTAAGAAGCCTTCACAAGTCAT